GTTGGGTTGTTACGCTTAAAAATGCGTAATGGTTGTGTAAATGTGCTAGACATTGTTTGATTCCTTATCTCAGTGAGTATCCCAAGCTGTCTCTGAGTCGTCTCACCGGGAAGGGTCGGTGGTCAGAATGGGATGAATCTTCCTATAACTACTTATGCAAACTATTGAGGAAAAACGCCCTAAAAAGTAAAAAAGCCACCCTTGTAGGGTGGCTTTTAGGACTACAAAGGTGCTGATTAAACGCCTTGAGTACCGTAGATGTTACGGGCATCGTGCCAGCCGGTCGCATAACGCTCGGTGGCCTTATAACGCATAGAATCAGTCTCGAAGTCACCTTCCATGGATTTCTCCATTGGACGACGCATTACGAGCATGAGACCATTCTCAGCATCGGTCTGTACCCACCATGCTTTGGAAGAGCTCAAACGGGTTACAACGTGTGTACCCTTTGGAAGCATTCCAGTGGACTTGATTGGGTTGAGATCGTTGTCAGCAGTACCAGAACGGAGAACCGACTTAAGGATTACCTCTGCCTGGAACTCGAGTGCTGGTGGAACTACTAACTGCTCTGCCTTCAAACGGATACGCTTACCGTTGTTGTCGATTGCAGAACGGATCTGGATTAGGATCTGCTCAACAGAAGTCTGCGACAAACTAGCAGCAGTGCTTAACTTGTTGCTATAAGTGAGACCGTTAGCTACAGGGTGTGCTGTGTCTACTAAAGGTACGCCGTCACCGCCAACATAGCCGGCAGTAAATGCAAAGTTTAGTAAGTTAGCGCACAATGTCTCTTTGGTCTCAATCATAGACTGAGCTAAGTGCTTGGCGAAGGTGCTGCCAATACGGATGTGATCACCGTCTTCCATCAATACCTTGGTCAAGGCATATGCCAAGCCATAGATTTGATAGATGAAACGTGTGATGTACAGAGTACCACCCTGGTCATAGCTGACAGGAGTTCCGTCAGGCATCGCAGGTGCGGCATTCATACCGAACAGCATTACTTCTTCGTGATAATTACGTGGAATACCTTGGATCTGCTCTACAAATCCCTTCCACTCGTCAGCGCGTTGTTCATAAACGCCATCAAAGACTTCGTTGATAATCGGCTCGACTACCGCACGAAAGTCTGTACTACGCATTGGGGTTGCCATGTTTAGTTCCTTTCGTTGTTAATTAAATCGAGACCTTAGGCGCAACAAACGTGTTGTTAGCGATTTGGACCTGAACAATCGTGTAAGTGTCACCCCAAGCGTTTAATTCGCCTGTTGGGTAAGCTACTTCACGGCCTAGACCTACTACGCGAACTTGACCTTGTACAGTTGTAGCAACAGGAGTTGCCAGCAATGCTGTAGTGGAGAAGCCTGCGCCGCCTGTACCAATGGTAGTTCCGGAGGTTACAGTCGAACCCGCGGTTGTATCAAAGTTGTACTGACGACCGATAGAGCCGGTAGATGCGGAACCATTAACTTGTGCCTCGTAAACGATTGCTGGGTCTGCGAAGATCCAGAATAAGATTTGAGTAGCTGCGTCTAAAGTTGTTTTAGATGCAGACTTACCGACAGTGCGACGGCCTTCAGCGGTTGTATATTCTACACCGTTAAATACGCCGTATACTGTGCCGGAAGCAGCAGTTTGGTTTGCTATAGTTAATTGACCTGAAGCGGTCAAGCTCACTGGCTGATACTGGAAAAATGACTCACCAGCGCTCAAAGAGTAAGGAGCTGTAAATGTAGTACCCGTGACAAAGGTGTTTGTTCCAACGAATGGAACGGCACGATCTAGGCCACTTGGGTGATACACCGGCTTCAGACCAAAGGGTTTAAATGTTGTAGACATTTATGTTTTTCCTTTGTTAATTTTTGAAGAATGTTATTGGAAGCGAATATTACTATTTGCTTTTGCGGCCTCTTTTTCCATTTCCAAAATGCCACCTTCAAGAATTGATCTGCCACCTTTGCCGTCTTTAGCAGTGCTACGGACGTTTGCGGTAATATTTCGCTGGTGCTCAAGGGGATCCTCGAGGTGCAGCATGCGCATCACTTCTTGATAGATTTCTTCTGGTAATTTAAAGAGAACCATCTCGTTACAACTAACACAGCCTTCAAACTTGCCCGAGCTCATTTTACCTAGCGATTCAAAGCCTTTTCCTAATTCGGCGGCTTTCACTGGCTCATAACCCAACGCCATGCGTTTGTCGATACTGTCATAATTATTTGTGGTGGATAACCAACACAAATGGAATCCAGGAATTATTCCCCCTGGAAGGTCTGGCAACGCGCTATTTTGCCATTTATCTCTGAACGCCTCTGCACGTTCGCGCTTTGATTTTGCGTCTGGATCTTCCGATGCCATACGCTCTTTTACTTCTTCGACTCGATCTACTAAACGATCTTCTAAGTCGCGTTTGATTCTTGTATTTGCCATGATAATTATCCTTTGTTAGCGCGATCATACTGAGCGTATGCGCGGATCATTTTATTTCGTTTCTCAACATCGTCCCATGAACCTGCGTCTTTAATTGCCTGAACACGCTCACGACTTAACGTGATGGTTCCAGGTTTTGCGCTGGTTGTGTTTGCCGCCCGGCTAGAGGCCGTTGGGCCCGCTCTACGGGTTTGCTGACCACCTTTTGAGGTGTAGCGGTGTGGCAGACGTGCCGATAAACGATTGTCTAACTCTTCCCAGTACTCGGAATCACTTGGATCCCAACCGTCTGCTGCGAGTTCTTGATCAATTACCTTGGCGATTCTACTATCTGTATCTCGAGCCTGCGGATCGTACCAAGAGTTTTTCTTTAACCACTGAGTTGCATTATATTGCACTTCGGTGCTAATTTCGTTTGGTACGTTTTGCCTAGGGGCTTTTGCCTGCTCGAGCTGTTGTTTTTTGTAATACTGAGCTTGTTTCAAACGCTCTTTAGCGTCTGTCAATTGCTCTAAAAACTCAACTTGACCTGCTGCATCGCCAGATTGCGCGGCTTGCAGCATTTTCATTTTTGCATACTCAACTCTGGTAGCCTCATCTTCGATGGACTTATCTAGTTGTGCAAACTGATATGATGCTGCTGCGTTTTCTACTTTGGCTAAACGTTCAGCCAACTCAGCGTTGCGGCGCTCAAGTGCGCTAATCTTGTTACGAGCTGTTGCGTCTCGTTGTTTGTTTAATTCTTTTTTGAGTCTACGCTCTTCTCTTCGTGCCTCACGAATCCGTTCCCGGTCTTCGTCTGTTTCGTCTTCATCTTGCTCATTTGAAGAATCTTCTTGATCTTCATCTGGCTCTTCATCTGTTTCTTCTGCCTTTACTTCTTTTTTAGGCTCTTCTTCAGCATCAGCAAGAGGATCTGGTTCCATTTCATACGCTACCAGTGCGCTGCCGTCAGTTTGTTCTTTGACGGGTATGTCTTTTTCATTATCTGCCATAATTTTCTTTCAAAATTAGTCTACAAACGCTTTCATCTTTTGCGCATGGTCAAATGACTTAATGCGCGAGATGATTTCACGTGCCTGGATAGTAATAAACACCACGGGGGCGCCTTCATCATCCGGATTAACAACAAAACGGTCACCGCCGTACTTGATGGTTCTAACCAAATCGCCTTCTTTGCACCATGGGCCTTCAATCCAAGGCTCTAAGGTATCTGGCGACTTATATGCTAGTGGGCCAATCTGGCGTACTTTAGCTACAGTCTCGTTAAAACGTAACGTCTGTCGGGTCTCATCTACGAGGATAATTCCACCCTTACTTTTAGCTTTTTCGCGTCTTAGTTGGACTAAAACACGATCCCCGGCTACTTCAATACCTGGATCAATGTCTGGAAAGCACTCGGCTTCCGAGCGAAGATCTGGGTCTTCCTTTTGTGATAAATCAAATGCCATGCGGCATCTCCTTTCTTAAATCTTACGATTCGTCTTCGTCGTCTTCTCTTAAAATTTCATCAATGATGTCTAATACTTCTTTAAATCCCTCAAATCTACCAACTAAACGCTGGTAATCATCAAAAGAATTAACATTAATGCCGGCGGTAAGAGTAATCGCCAGTTTTGCTTGTTCGTCTCGCGTACGCGAAATAATTTCAGATATAAAGTCCTTCATAATCTTACTAATGCAAGGTTATGAAGGAATCCGCCCTAAAATCAATAAAAATTGCCGCCGCCAATATCTTTAAGGTTTTTATCTGGGCCAACTTTACATTCTTTGGCCATTTTGTTTTGGGCTGCGCCTTTTTTCCAGTTGTTATCTCTGTGGCTGCCAGAAGCGCCCTTGTCGAGGTTTTTCTCGCCAGGACCGCCGCCGTAACCCATATTGCCAGTTTCTTGGTAAACTTGGCGAAAACCTTTTAAATTCTCATCAGACATTTGTTGCTCCTGTTGGGGGTGTGGGTGGTTGTAAACTTGCTTGTTGCTGTTGTAATGCTGCTTGGTTTTGTGCATCTACTGCGGATTGCTGTTGAGCCAACATAGCGTCAGCGTTTTTCTGAGCCATTTGGGTTTCGTGTGCAAAACGTTGTTTTTCTATCTCGATGCCGTGGTCACGAATGCTACGTTCGGCTTCATTAGTTGCCTGGATAGCTAGCTCATTTTGCTCTCGCTGCATAGCAAGATGGTCAGCAGCCAAACCGGCGCCGGCTGTAATTGACGCTACACGCTCTTTAGCAGAGTTGTTGATGTCAGCCAACGCAATCTGGGTTGCGTTCTTCTGTGAGTCAATAGTAGCCTGAGTTTCGTACTTAGCCTGTAGGTCAAGCACTTGACGTTGCAATTCAGCAATTTTAAGTTCGTAATCTTGCTGATGTTTAGCTGTTTCCATCTGCATTCTAGCCTGAGCTTCAGCTTGTTTACGCTGGGTTTCAGCCATTTGGGTCTTAAGAATAACCTGAGCGGTTGGATCAGACTCAGCTTGAACTTGACGCTGTTGCTGTTGAGCTTGTTGTACTTTTTGCGCCAACTGTTGGATCTGCTGAACAAACGGCTGCATTGTCATCTGTGCGTCTTGTGATACCAACTGAGCTGCCAAGGCCAAGGCTTGTTGTGATTCCAAATCCAATGGCTTTTCTTGGTGCAACTCAAGGACATCGCGCCCGCCTGAAGCCTGTGCTACGTAACCACGCATAGATTGCAGATAGTGCAAAGTTAAATGTTGTTTGATATGCTCTAAAGCATGGGGTGCAAACGCAGGACCAATTACTGGGTTCCCGCCATATGCAGGATCCATAGCGTATTGCATGTGGATCTTGATGTGGCTGATGTGATCTTGATCGGGGTACGCTGCTGCTGGTCGACCCATAGTCATCGACACGTTTTCCAACGCTGGGTTGGATTCTT